TGAGTTCTATTTTCAATTTTCTTTACGAATATAGACTGCATTTTATCGCCTCTCTTCAGTTAGTGTTTAGTTCGGATCGGCGCCAGCATCGCCTTTGACCAGCAAAGCAGGGCGATAACAAATCGGAAGCGGATTGCTCTGAATATGCAGATCAATTCTACGACCCATCGGATCAGCAACCTGCTTGGCGTACAGGGGGATGCCGATGGTGTTGACCGTTTCGATAAAATCGCCCGGAGCATAAATGGTGTTGAATGCCTGCGAGGTTCCTTCGGGATAAAAATGAGCTTCACCTTCGGCGATGAATCTGCGAACGTTGCCATCTTTATCAGTTGCACTTCCGGAATATTCCTCAAACGTAATACCGCCGAATTTGAATCCCTTGCGAGGATCACCACCGGTACCATTGACTGCCAGAATAGAGGCGTTTGACCAGTTAATGTAAAACTGTTCAACTTTCGGATGTGAAATCAGAGCATCGAAAAATTCCCGTGAACATAAACAACGGACACCTGAGTAAATCTCACCTTTGAGATTATCCTCAATGTGACGGATGACTGCACGGCACTGGGCGACAACATCTGTGCCATCGGTTCCCAGATCAAAATAAACCACTTTCTGAGTAATATCGAATTCAGTAAAGAGGTTATACAGAGTCGAAGCATCAGCATCAAGAATGATTCCCTTCAATGCACCCATCCGAAGATGTTCGATGGTTATATCGAACTTATTGCGAGCTGCCTGAAGATGGTCATTCATAACCTGAGCCAAAGCCTTTACATCAGTTTCCGATCCGAAAGCCCTGATTCCTTCATATTCACTCGGGAGAATAACATCGTCCAGAGGAATATGCGGAATGGTAAAGGAACGAACCTTTCTTTTTCCCAGCTTGTTCTGGGTGCCAGGTGCTCCGACAGGCAGAGTGGGAAGAAGATTTAATACACCGTTGAGTTCTTCAACGATAATTGTCCGTGATCTTACGCCCTTGTCAGGGAAGATTCCTAACTGACCGACGCGACCATACTGATTCGGCAGAATATTGATGGATTGTGTCAAGGACACCATATTGAACGCATCATTTGTTTCAAAAGGATTGAGTATCATGTTTAGGTTACCTCCTATGGTATTTTTTTATTTATTCCTTTTACGTCATTTAATTAATGCTGATTTACGCTTCTTCTCTTTCTATAATATTCTTGCTGGCTAAAGCTGCCAAAGCAAGGGCTTTCTGATCTGTCGTTACAGCAGGTGACGTTGTAGGATAGACCAGATTATCAGCAATAATCAATGCGTCACGGACAACAGCAACCCCTTCTGTATTACCATCAGTTGCGTCAACATCGGCAGTTAAAATTCCGTATGCGGTTTGGGTTCCATCAACAGCATCGAAATCAATGCCCTTAACGTAACCAGAACCATCAGAAACGGTAATTGTCCATTTATCACCAACAGCAATAACCGGAGAACCGTTCGTCAGCGTAAAATTAATTTGGTCGCTTACGTAAGCTCCGAAAGCCGAAATAGACGGCAATACATTACCATCGGGGTCTGTTACCCTGCAATTTAACAGCAGCGGGGATGCCGTGTAGCTCAAACATTCGATGGTGTAAACACCTTTCTTCGTTTTGGTATTGCCGGTTACGCTCGTAATCGTGCCACCACCAGTATTGCCACTTGCGGCTACTCCACTCGTCGCCACGGACAAAAGAATCTTTGCGATCACCGTTCCCATCTTTAAAACCTGTCCGGAAAGGACAGTAACCACTTCACGGCAGAATCGAGATGTTTCACTCAGTTCGAACCGCACAATATCTCTGAAATTATTACCTTCGCTTAATGCATTCATGTGAATTCCTCCTTATTTATTTTCACTTAATAAATTTTACGCAACGGTGTTGCGTTTTCAAATACTATTTCTTGCCGGCTCTTGCTTTTGCATCATCAAGCAGAGCATTCGATTCTCCGTTTTTCAATCCATCAACGGTTGAACTGATATGATTAGTCTTCTTTTGCTGTTCTGCAATGATGGCAGTTTTCGCTTCATCAGCAGTTGCATTCTTTTTAATAAGATCAGGCAACATAGAAACCATACCGGAAGTTGTGCATATATCGATCACAGATGCCATCTGTTCAGAATGTTCTTTTGCTGCCATCTCTTTACCCTGCTTGATTGCATCTTCCTTGATTGCAGTTACTTCTGCCTCTGTCAATACGATACTTCCATCTGCAAGCTTCGGGATATACCCCATATCTGCCATAACAGCCGATAACGTAAGATCGGTTCTTTCTGCAAATAGTGCATTTATTTGCTCAATTAATGCCTTCATACCTATTCCTCCTTTGTTTTTTATTTTACCTGTTATTTTTGACATCACCTGATTCCATGATAACACAGCATCTGCTAGTCCCGCTTCAACAGCATTACGTCCTCTGAATGTTCCAGCTTTTGTTCCTTTTACATCCGCTGCTTTTAATCCTCTATTACGAGCAACAGTATCAACAAATATTGCATACTGTGCATTGACATCTTTTTGTAATTCTGCTCTAGCTTCTTCTGATAATTGAACATGAGAAGAGAAATCAATCTTCTTATCTCCAGCATAGATCATGTTATATCGGAGTCCTTCAGCTTTATCATTTTCAGTACGATCAACATGGACAGCCAATATACCTATTGATCCTATGCCGGCAGTTCTTGTCAGATAAACTTTATCAGCGGCAGAAGCGATTGCATAAGCGGCGGAGTACGCCATTTCATTTGCCACAGCATAGATAGGTTTGATACCGCGGGCATTATAAATATCATCTACAAGATCAAATACACCTGCAACCTCACCGCCTGGCGAGTTTATATCAAATACTATAGACTTGATTGAAGGATCGCTTAAAGCATCTGCAAACAATTTACCTATGTCCATGTACGAAGTACCACCGAACATGAAATCCATAAATGCATCGCTTCTGTGTGAAAGAATGTCATAGATTGGTATAACAGCAACTCCGTTGACATTCCTTTCTTGTTGCTGTTTTACCGGGATATTGAATCCGATCAAAGCAGCCCTTTCATTTAAGGTATCAAGATAATGCTGACACGATTCAGGATACATCATCAAAAGATTGCTAAAAAAGGTTATGGGTGCTCTCATATTATTCTGTTTCATTTTATTCTCCTATTCAGATGCAATACTTGTTTCTCCATTCTTAAGATTTATTGCAGGATTCGTTTGGTATGTAAGACCGAGGTCTGTTTCTCTCTTTCGATCATCTGCATTCTCTTTATCAACATCTTCAACATCCATACCTTTACCTGCAACAATACCGGATCGAGAATTGAATCCTGAACGAACATTGAGAAGATTCGCCTGTGCATCAACTAAAGGCTGTATTGACGGCCATTCATCGGTATTCCAAATAACATTCCTATATTTTCTCTTATTACTGAAATAATCTTTGGCTGGTAAAATATTATTTAGAAAAACAGTATTTAAAAATTCATTTACAGTTCTGCGACAAAGCTGAAATATGATTATTTCCTGCTGGAATTGAGTGACTCTTCTTCTTAAATCATTAATACCAGCACGGATAGATGAAAAATTTACTCCGGATAAATCACCTGTTATTTGTTCATATGTAATTCCCATTCCCTTTGCAACATCTCGTAATTGTTTTTTCATCCAGCTATCATATGACTCGCCAACATCAACAGGTTTTGAAAATTCAACCTTCAATCCTTTTGGCAATCTTGGATATGTGCCTGGCTCCAATGCTATGATATCCTCATCAGTATAATTTCCATCCTGTTCTCCGATATAATCATAAGGATTGACATGTTCAGTTCTTGGAACATCTTCATAAATGAAACCACCAAACATTGCCGCACCTTTTTTACGAACAAGTTCTGCATCATCATATTGGTCAAGGTCATGTAGCTTCAGGATTACAGAAGCCATTTTAGGACGACCTCTCATTTGACCGGCTCTATCTGGTTTAAAGATATGGGCAATATCCTGCGCAATGACCCGTATTTTTTGTCCAACTGATACACCAATGAATGACTCGCCTGGGTGATCCTTATAAAGATGATATGCTATTGGTACTCCCATTGAATCTACTTCAATACCCATTCGAATAGAATTCCCATTTTCAGCAATAGTACTATATCCTTCATCAAGATGATCTGCTTCTAAAACTTGTAATTGTAATGGTACAGTCATTTGTTTATTTACTGATCTGATAAATCGAACGATGGATTCCCCTGCATCAAATAATCCTCTTGCACACAAACTCTGTAATCCATAAAAATTGAGTCTGTTATAAACATCGCATTCATCTACCCATTCGTTCCATAAATCCAGCAGTGCCTTATTTATTTTTTTATCGTCTGTTTGCCATCTAGGAGATATTCCTGTGCCTATCAATGTTGCAATATAATCTTCCATACCACCGCTGGCATTAGGATTGTTTCGTAACAATTCTCTTGAACGGGATCGTAATGTTGTAAGATTACCGTAAAGAGCTGTATTTGCTCCTGATGTCGATGTACCCCAATATGATAACCGTCTTCCGGTAGTGGCTCCTTCATGATCTACCGAAGCACGGATCGGAATTTTATGACCATGGCTGTCAAGGATAGATAAATATTTCATTTACGTTCCTTTCGAGGTACTTACCCTGACAAAATTTGGTGATGGGTTACTTGTATTTGCAATTTCCTGAGCAACCCTATCTCTCAAATCCTGTAATTTAGTGAGGTCACTCTGTCCATATATGACGTTATAACCATTCATGGTAAACTGCACGATAGTGTTCCCTGCTACCAAATCGGATATTGCTTGATCGATTGCCGCCAATAAAGTAGAATCATAAGCCATAATGTTCTCCAAGTATTTTAATTTTACTTTTAAAATGATTTATTTTCAATATAAGCCATATATAGTTATATAAACGTATGGAAATTATTTTCGCATCCAATTTGACCTGGCTGGCATTTTTTGAATCTTTTTCTGTTCAGGCTGTTCAGAATGTTTTTCCATATCCATTCGATAGGTTTCCGGATCAATCCAGCGTGATTCTATATATTCATTAATTGATGAAACTGAAACACGGATAGTTTGTGTTCCTAACTTAATAGCTTTCAGCTCTCCAGTTCCTATCATTTGATATACAAATTGAATCGAACAATCAAGGTATTCTGCTGTTCGACTAACAGACAGAAATTGTTGAACATCAATTTTTTCTTTATTTTTATCTGACATTCCTCATCCACTTTGATCGTGCAACCTTAACAGGTTTCTTAAGTGATGTGTGCACAACAGGTGCCACCGATTGCTGGCGATTTGAATAATATTTTAAACCTATCATATCAGCACCCATCAAATTCATAACTTCAAGATCAAAAGCCTCATTTCTCTTCCGACCTGCTTTTAACTGCCATGACAAAGAAGTCTTTCCTGTTCTTCTATTTCTGCTATTTACCTTTTCCTCTGCCGTTAATTGATAGATATAGGATTGAGACACTCCTTTATAAACATGCCATAGTGATAATGCCTGATTTTCCCCTTCTATTAGCCCGAGGCGACGCGATAAGGCATCCTTCCAGTAGTTGGTATCAAATAGCCATAAAGTGACGCCATCGGCAATTTTACGCCCATCCGGATATGTTTCTATTCTGGATGCTGAATATGGTGCTTTGAGTGGATGAGAAGAGCCCTTCGTTGCCTTGCACACCTTATTATTTAGACGCACAAAATCATAAACTTCTTCCGTGCGGAAACCTGCGTCTATTAGACATAATCGTGGCTTCATCATATTGACAGTTCCCTCAACATTATAGGAGGATTTTTGTATCATATCTCTCAGGTCATCAAAGTCATCTAATACCCCTTCCCTGACAAGCCAAGATTCTAAATTAGGTCCCCATGCACGAATTAAATATTGAAGGTAATATTTCTGAACATCAACAGTCATGATTAATGTTAATGCTTCCGCTGGTACGATGCCAGGCTTATAGTCTTCATATAGATGTTCTATATTATCCGGTATGTTTTCTTCAACGGTGTCCCTTACAGGTAACCCAAGCCATAGATTTACAAAATTCATGTAATCTTCTGGCTTTTCTCTCGACTTGAGAAATTTTACTGCAACCTCACCCCATGATACCCATGGTGAATATAATGCATTGATATGAAATCCGATTGATCGAGAACGTCTATTTCTATCACTGAAAGAGATGCCATTTTGATCTCTCCATTCACCGTGCTCTAGCATATAAGCCTTGTCTTTATCTTTTAATCTTGCCTTGCATTTACAGCATTCGTACCAAGTATTTTCGTAAACCTGAATAAGATCGTCTGCATCAAATGATTCTCCCTCTTCATGCCAACGCAAATGGTAATCTCCGGTTTTTTCTTCTCCCCAAAATGTTAATGTTTGATAGTGATTGCATATAGGACATGGAACATAGAATTCATATTTTGTCATGCATGACTGATATGCATGCCAAATATTTCCAATTGATACAGTGGGTGTAGAAATCTTTACTATTTTTCTATTCCAAAATGTTCTAGTTCTTTCGGTTGCCAATCCTATGGGCTCACCTTCTCTTCCAGCATAAGCAGGAAATTTATCAACCTCATCCATAAATAAGTATCTGATAGGTCTGGTTGCCAATGATGGGGCAGAGTTTGCTCCTGCGAGAGTCAGAACCATTCCGGTAAAATTCATCTCCATCAAATTATATTCGTTTACATCTGATGATTTTCTGATGTTTAATGATGGGATAATATCTATCATTGGCTGGAGTCTGTTCCTTGAAACGTAAGCGGCTATCTCTATGGTTGGTAATACCATCATCATAGGAGCTGGTGATTGCTCAATAGCCCAGCCCATCATGTTATACATGGCCTCTGTTCCGCCTATCTGAACAGACTTACATAAAACTATCTCTTCTGCTTCCGGTTCGCTGAATGCATCCATGAATGACTTAAGGTATGGAGCTCTTGATGTACGCCATGGCCCAGGCTCAGCAGAAGTTCTCGCAAGAAGAATTCTGTTCTTATCTGCCCATTCCGATACGGATTCACCGGAAGGCGGCAGAAGATTTAATCGTTCTTCTGATGAGAATTTGTAGAGGAATTCATATTTTCCTGATTCATCATATCCGGTAACGGTGTCCATCTGCTTTCTCTCGCTAACGTATTCAATATGTTTTGGCAATTTTCCTTTATGATTACCATCATATCATGCCTGTCCTTACCTTCAAGCTTCGGTGGTAATGAGTTTGGTAAGCTCATTATGGCAGTGGATAACTCTTTTAATCGTGCTCCCCATGCTCTATAAACTTCCTTTAACGGAACATTTTGTTCGGTAAGCTGTTCGAGCAGGAACAATTCTTTCCAAACCTTCAGCTCTTTCAGTTTTGCATCTGCTCGTTCCTTGATTTCAAAGGCTCTGTCGTTGCTCCTGCCACCCTGACTCTCAACGTATCTATCAAGTTCTTTCCTTAAGAAATCACCGTTAGGTTCCTGCCTAATGTTTCCTATGGTAACCAGATGTGATAACTTCCTTGTGGAATAGCCAAGATATTTAGCGGCGGCACCGAATTTTAAAGCGATATTATTCTCATCTGATTCAGATTCCCTGTCTGCAATTTCCTTTAGTTCCTTATGTAAGCTGTTAAACGTTCTCTGTTCATAGATTGTCATCTTTTCCCGTTTATCAAACTTTTTTAACAGTTCGAAATAGAGAGCCTCTTTAGCCTGTATGCCAAGGGCTAGTAGCTTATCTATCCTTTGTTTATCTTCATTCTTCATAGTGAAAATCCATAAAGTTACAGCAACATGAAAAGTTGAACGCAGTTAAAATATGTGGCTCCGAGACCCGTATGTCTTTTAAACTGCCAGAAAGAACCTATGACTCCCTACATGAATAAATTATTTCTATATGTTTAATTTTGTTACAGTGTTTAATACTTCCATGACTTGAGATTGAGAATACTTCAGTTCAATTTCTTTTTAACAACACTGGGCTATTAAAATTCTTCCGTGTAACTTTGGTGCTGTTATCCTATCCCCTCATCATGACTTCGTATGCAACATTGCTTTGCTGTACGTTTTTTCTTTTATCATCAGATTTAAAAAGTCATCTCTGGACATATCACTTAACCGGAATACCTCTTCTGTTTTCATTCCCAACTGCTTACAGATTTCAGGCACAGAAACGCCATTATCCTTCAGCTTCTTTATAATGGCTTTCATGGGATCGAGCAGGTGTTGACCTCTGGCTCTATTGTGGGTAATCGTCCCGTATATGTTGCTGTTCTCATTATCATGGTCAACGATGACTACCGGCACTTCATTTCCTAAAAGACTGAGCAATGGTTCCTCTCCTGCAATTGTCCATCTATGGAATCCATCTATGATCGTATAATCAGGCCTCACAACAATCGGTAGAGTCCACCCGTTAGTCAAAATTGATTGCTTTAACAAATCCAGATTCTCGCGTAAAACCTTATTGGGATTATAATCATTTGCAGTTAATTTATCTCTTGATACCCAATGTAGCGTACCCAATACTAATTTTAAATCTTTCATTGACCCTCCCCCCCCTTTTGGTTTTCTTTTCGCAAGGCACCTGTTTTACCGGCATATTTAAAATAGACATTCGTTACCAACCCTCTGGTCATTCTACCCTTAGGGTCTCCAGCAACCAGTATCGCATGGGCTACCTTCCAATCGTTATTGTCCATCATATGTACGATTAAATTAATCCTCCTTAATAAATTATCTGCTTCCTTCCTTTCCTTTGGAGGGGGTCATACACT